TCAGACAACTAACGGTTTTTCCATATATCCGCTTTTATGCATTTCTTCGTACGTGTTAATAATATCATTCTTTTTTACTAAATCCAGCGCTTCTTGATATTCCATGCCTAACATGAGAATATTCATTCTAACAGCATGCAAATAATTTTCATACCAAGCCCATTCGGCATTTTGAGATAACTCTCGAATTGTTGAACGAGATACAATAGGATTTATATAATAGTTGTCGGGTTGACAAAAACTCTTTAAAATATTTATGTTATTCTCCATTACTCTTGTCTGCCCTATTACGGAACCGCCAATTTCATTCCATGGAGGAAAATGGCCGTATTTTTTATGAAAGGCTTCAATCAAAATCCCCTCCACCATTTTAATATCTTCTTTTCCTTGCTCACTTAACAGATCCTCTACTGGAGAGTTACTTTGTTTTGCAAATGCCTCATACATATCCTTATTTCTATGCACTAATGGCTGAGATAAAGGGGACTGGACAAATATTGTATATCCTAACCGCTCATTCTTAGAAAAATACTCCTCTATTTGTTTCTGTTTAGATCCTTGCTTAATTGGCAGTATTCCATTATGCTGTTTAAATCTTTCTGCCAGATCTCCAGCTAAACCAATATATAGTATTGCTTCCGCATAATAATCCCAAAAACAATAGATTCCTGCTGACGCCCAACCATAAGTATCATTCGGTGAACACAAATCATCAATTGCATTCGCCATTTCCATAGCTTCATCTTTTCTATAAGCATCTATAATCACAGTTCCAAACATAACCTTCCTTTCACACTCCCCCTCATATTCTACTATCTATTTTCAAGGTTTCTCCGACATTTTATGACATTAATCTTAATACTTATGGGCAAATAAAATCAATGTCAAAAAATCAAGAACTTTTCTTCACCAAACTTCCATTTTACTTTATGTGTATGTACTACTATTTTTTTACCAGGTAAAAGAAAATATAAAGGCCTCTCTGTCCTCACGTCTGAAATTCTTACATTATTTCTGTTATCCTGCTTTTTCTCTTATATTATCTCCATGCAAAACAATTTAAAATAACATTCACTGCCCAACGCGCTACAACAGGATAATGGTTTCGCAGTTAGTTAAAGATGTGATTCGGATACCTAAACGTTTGAATTGGGTTTTAACGGAACGGTTATCCATACTTCCAACATAGCCATACTACCTTTTCAAAGCCTAAACTTCATCTTTTTTTGATTAGAATGGAGGTCTCCGTTCATAGCACGCCGTAGCAAAACTACGAGCCTAATTGGTCAACTGACATCCCCTTGATAAAAAAGCTGTCCTGTTTCTCATCTATGTAGTTCTTCCCATTTATCACAGAAGTAACTTGGATACTTTTCCAATTCCAATCGTATTTTTTCATTCAGTCCCTTATTTTTTCTTATCAACCTAATCAATTCCTTTCTGTTACCAGGCTGGTACACCTCCTCCAACATGTTACCTACTTTCATAGCGATACCCCGATCATTAAATCCCATCTCATATAAAAGAATACTTGTTTGTCCAGCTAATCCGTATCTCATTCTTTTAGATAGCATTTTTAAAATATTATTTATTCTATTGTCATCCCCCAAATACATCACATTTTCTATAATAGCAGCAAGTATGAGCGTACAATCATATCCAAGGAAGTTATCACAAAAAGTAATAACATCTTGCAGAGACATGATTTTGGGGTGTTTACGTTTATATACCATTATTCTATGTTCTGTAACGTATTCTGTCAAATCTGAATATGTCTTTCCTGCAATCCACTCTTCTGCAAGCCCATTCAGTAATTCACTATTAATACAATTTCTTACTATCTGATTTTCTGTTCTGAGTAACAACGGAAAAACCACTTGCATTATACTTTTCTCATTTTCAGCCTCCAGGATTATCGAATAATTTGATGAAACCCACTGTTCAATTTCAATTTCTTTTCTTACTCCCAGAAGCGACTTGCTGTATCTGCTTCTTTTATCTACAGTGTCCACTGCATGTACTAGAAATTCTCCAATTAAATCTACAATCCGTAAAAGCCGAATTCTCTCTTTGTTGCCAGCAAGATAAAATGCAAGTGTTTCCTTCATAATATTGTGGATATCTTCACGCGATTCTTCATAGGTATCCTCCATCAGATAGAATAGCAAAAAGCTTTCAATTGCTTCGATATTTTGTTTCATCTGATACATCATGAATTCTGCCTTTTTATGATTTTCCTCCTCAAATTGTTGTTCCTTCAGGTATTGCTCCATCTTTTCATTGAAATCCCCATTTGCATAACTCTCCATGAATATTTCTATCATCTTCTCTAAATATACTTCCATTCCCTCGTCTGCACGCAGCCACGCGAATAAGGTACTAGTACACGCTTCGGCCTGATCACTGTCTAAAAGCCGTTTGTAGTTATTCCATCTCCAGTTATAATATGGATTATTTCTGGTATTATACACATTTGTCTCTGACAGAATAATTGTTCCCTCTGTATAGATACCTGCCCTTCCAGCTCTTCCTATCAAATTTTGAAAATCACGTACCCGAATGCGGTCTTTTCCCTGATAAATATTCGAAACAATAAGATAACGAATAGGAAGATTTACTCCTTGTGCCAATGTTGAGGTACATGCAAGAAAACTGATTTTTCCAGTCTGCATTGCATATTCTACTGCACATCTAATTCCCATGGGCATACCCCCGTGATGTACAAATGCCCCTACCTTAGCTGCCTTATAGTAGTCATTATCATTTCCTAAACCCTTGTCAATCAGGCAACATAACTTATCTATTTCTGTCTTATCTGCACTCTCTAAAAGATTTGAAACATTAATTCCTCTTTCCTTTATTTCCAGTATACGACTTAATATTTTTTCCGCAGTATCTTTTTTTCCGCAAAAAATAGCAATGGAACCATTGTGACATAGTTTTATTCCAAATGCTATTGCCACATCGTTTTTATATTTATTATCATTTACCTCTGGGAAAACTCTCACTTTTCTTTCTCTTGGACGTAAATAAAGCATAGTCTGCTTAATTACCCTTGGAACAAAAAAATCTTCTTCATCTGGTTCAGCCGGATTTACAAAATAAAGATACGCATAACGTTCTCCAGATGTAGTATTTTTTTTCATATCTGCCATTGCTACAACCTTCTCTGTGGTCTGAATAATATTATTTTTTATTACAACCCCCCGTTCATCTGTCAGCCATCCATTTACCTGCTCTGCATTTGGTATGACCGCAGAAATCAGAATTTTTTGCACTTTATCTTTCATGTATGACTTGATTGTAGAAATCAAGAGCTCATAAGTTATTCCACGATTATTATCGTCAAATAAATGCCCCTCATCAAAAATAATCAAGTCAATGTTCGATAGAAACATGATCTCCTGCCGCAAGACAAACAATAATTTTTCTGGAGTAACTATATAAACATACTTTTCTTCTGTTTCTGGTACATTACCAAGTATTATATCCAGCATGTCCATCTGCATTACATCCGAAATTTCATTAACATGTATTTTGCTAGTGTAAGAAAATGCCCTTTGTAGCTCATCGGTTATTTCACGGCATAGAGAGCGAAAGGGGGCCACTACGAGAGCATAACTTGAGTTTTTCCTTAGAAATGCAGATAAAATAATCAGTGCAACTGACTTTGTTTTTCCAGAACTTGTAGGCATCTGAATAGTTGCTGACTTTCCAGCGAATACACCAGCCTCACCCAATTGTCTCTGAGACTGCCATAATTCTGATATCAGTGTTTTCTTTCTCAAAATATCTCCCCAGATTTCTGGATCAATCTGTGTATAAATAGGCATCAAGCGATAAGATGAGTGTTCTATTTTCAAGAAGATAGTTGCAATTAACGCATCTGTAAATAAAAGTTCCCTATCTGTACCATACTTGTAAATAAACTTTTTAAGTTGCCACAACTTTTTATAATCAAACACTATACCTGTAGACCAAAATTCATTATAAGCATTCACAACCTCATTCAGATACAACATTTCAGAAAAGCACTCTATACAAAGTTTTCCCTGTAATATCTGTGATAGTACAAAGTCAATTCCATTTGCATCAAGATTAATATCATCACTAATTTTATCTGCAAGGACTTTAGAACTTCCGTTATAGTCACACAAATAATAAACCACTGCTCCCAACAAAAGATAGTATTTTTGATCTCCCTCGTACATCTTTGCTTCAAGATAAGCATCAAAAAATACGGAAGCAAATTGAAGATTTTTCTTGTGCTCGGTATAATCGATTTCCTTGGTTTGGTAACTTTCAATGACATCTTTTGAAAAATCTCCAATTGTTGCAATTGCAAGAATTAGCAGGTAATTTGCATCACTTTCTGTCTTCCCATGTAACTCAGAAGGTATATGGTATTCATACATCTTTGCCTTAGCACGAACCTTTTTCAACAGATATTGCGATCTATTTTCTATCAGCATAAAGCCGCCCTCCTATATAACTCGTTGATTAATCCTTTTAAATCCTGCGTATGTATCACAAGCAGTTCCACTGTTGCCTTATGCCCAACCGTTGTTACTTTGTTCATATCTATGGCATTATATTTTTGATTTGTAAGAACGGCAGATGCTCCATATTTTATTACATAGGGTCTATCTGTCATATTTTGAAAACGAGCCACAATAGATGCTTCCTCTGGTCTATTTAATTCTATTAATCTCATTTTAGCTGCATTTAAAGATTCAGCATATCTAGCCACATCTTTATTGGAATGATCAATAGCCTCCTGCAACCTTTCATACCCTTTTTTCTTTCCTTTTGGATCAGACGTGCCTTTCACTTCAAATATAATCGCTTCATCTCTTGGCGATGGTGTTGTTCCTAATTTAAACCCTAACACATCACTGCCTTGTGGTGATGTGTTCCGATTAAATTTACTACGGTATCGGATTCTGGGTACATAATAACTCTGAATATATTCGATATAATCTGCCACAAGAATCTCACAAAAATCTCCTACACGAGTTGCGGGTCCCGGCTTTGCTTGTCCCGGGAAAACATAATCTCTTAAGAATTCTTCCCTGCTTATCCCCGTTCCTTCTCTTTCCATATCCAGAGCATCTAGGTAACGATACTGTTCCCGAAAATGAGCTGCCCACTCATCAAGCACTGCATCATTCTCCGATACCTCAAGGCAACGAACCTGTATTTCCTTTCCGTCTTTTGTCAGCAAACTTTGCTCTTCTCGATACCCATTAATGTACTCCATCTATAATCACCCTTCTCTTGAACATCATCTCAATTACCGAAATTAGATAAATTTCTTCTCAAATTATTATAAATACTACTTATTCATAAAATCATGTCTTAAACATAATACCTATATTTCATGCCTTGTAAATATCTAAAGCAGATCTCCCTTGTTTACCTTTTCCCTAATTAAATCCACCATCGTTTAGTACTCATACAGTCAGAAACTATAATAACAGTGCTGATACTATGGTTTCTAGCTAAATGGCGCACTAGGTTAGCACAATATTTCAGGGACATCTATTCGGCAAACACAATATTGGTAAAAACGCTAAAATTAATCAACCTATATCAGCCAAATCTCCTATATAAAATAGTATCATACTCCCCTCGCTATTACCATCTAAAAGATTTCTGCATTTCTGTTTATTTATCCCTATGCAAAATAACATTCTCAACTATCTATTATAATTCACATATCTGATATCCCTCTTTTTCAGCATAACAAATTATCAACCGCTTCTCATAAACATCTATTCTCTTCACTCTGTCTTTTACGACATTTTCATCATATTCCCCATTACATACAACTTTTCCCAGCATCTCTCTTACATCTTGATCGTTCAAGGTAGGTGAATTTTTACACTCCGCCTTTCCTTTTTCCACCCTTGTCCCACATCTCCACACAATCTTCCCACGCTCCGTTCTACGCCTGAATCCTCCCCCACAATTCCCGCATACCAATAAATTACTAAGCAAATATTTGCTGCTATATCGGTTACCACTGCTAATCTGATTGCCGTCAGCTGTTCTGAGCAGTCTGGCTCTATTAAGCATTTCTGCCTGCACTTTATCAAATATTTCCGAAGAAATAATGGCCAGATGACTTCCTTTCACATAATATCTGGTACGCTGTCCTACATTTTTCTTTCGTATACCATTTAGATAATCCTCTGTAAATGTTTTCTGAAGCATCATGTCTCCCTTATATTTCTCATTCTTTAGCATTTGTTGTATTACATTTGCACTCCATACCTCTTTACCTGTAAGCATTTTATACCATTATCTTCCAGATATTTTTTAATCTGTGAAAATGTGTATTCCCTCAAATATAACTCAAAAATTAATCGTACTACTTTAGCCTGCTCCGAAACGATTACCAATTCCCCTTCCCCACACCGATACCCCATAAAATGTTTATAGCTGCTAAATAATCCTTCCTCAAATCTTCTTTGAATCCCCCACTGAATATTCTCACTCAAATTTCTGCTTTCTTCTTGTCCCATTACTCCTGATAAGGTTATTGCCGCTTCTGCATCCGGATCAAACGAATTCACATTTTCAATTTCAAAATACATTTGAATACCCCTTTCTTTCAAATATCTCATAATCTGCAATAGCTCTACCGTATTTCTGGATACTCGTTTTGCAGATTTAGTGATTATGTAATCGAATTTCCCCTCTGTAGCACTTTCTAACATACGTTTTAATCCATTGCGGCCCTTTTTCCTTAATCCACTACTTCCACAATCCCAGAATACTCCTGAAAATACTCAACCCGGATGATCTGATATCTGTTCTGTATATGCCACAATTTGATGAGCCAAACTGGCTAACTGCGTCTCTTTCTTAGTGCTGACGCGGCAATATGCCGCCACACGCAGCGGTTCCATATTCTCTTTTTTCACAGGCATATAATATATATTTTTCAAAACACATCACCTCGTTTCATCAATAAGGAAAAGGCGCGAAAGCCAAAAGCCTTCACGCCTCACCACACGGCAACTATCCAATCTCACCTAATCATCATTTAACACTCTTTTGCAACAGGACAATACTTTCCACATGCACCGTAAGTCGATGTCAAAAAACCATGTGTGCTACACAATATTATAGCGTAACTTATTATCTTTTAAAATAAGAGATTTTCAAGAAATAGAAAAACCAGAAGTACTATAGCGTAACCAAGCGTGTTATAGAAAAACTTGTGCAAGGTAGGCAAATCGTAGTCACTGCCTACCAAATGAGGCGGGCCCGGTATTCCGGAACCCGCCTGCATCATGATTTTTTCTTGTTCATAATCTGTTCACATTTGTTTGATATATTCCATGTTTGGAATCATGTGTCTATCTTTTCTTTAACCCCATTGTCAACCGGCACATGTTTTCTCATAAACGAGGCCGGCAGAAAACTGTCAGCCTCTCCTCTTTTTCAGAACATGCGCACCCGAACATTTGGTATCTGCCTCCATCACTCTCCGCCTTCCGCCTCCCCTATCCTGATGGCTAAATCCAAAACAGTAGCGGCTGTCTCGTCACTGATGAAATGAATATGATTCATCATAATATCATTTATAAGCAATCTCATTTCACAAAACATGTCCTCTGCCGCCTTGGCAGACTGATATTGTACATAAGCTCCTTCAATCATAACTTTATACCTCCCCACCGTTTATATATATATATAAACGCTTTTTTCGGTATTTTTCTCCATACATTTTTTACTTGTGACAAATTCAGTAAGCATGTGGCTGTGAACAACAGTTCAATTTTCAATTAACATTGAGGTGTTTTTCGTTACTAATAACAAAAGACGCCATTATGGCGCCTTAAAATTTTTCCAGTTAACAATTAAACCTGCTACTTTTTTGTCACAGAAATCACAGTTCCAGTGAATGCTTCTGTTTCTTCCAGTTTTCCTGTATAAACAACAGAAACCGTATCTCCTTCTTTGACAGAAGATAATCCTTCTGGTTTTTCTCCTTCAAAGCTAAGAACATAATCCACTCCATCCCCATCGGTGATAACAAACATAAAATCCTTAATGTCACTGATAGTACCTGTAAGAGTGGATTCTTCTTCAGCCATTCTATTTTCACCGCTTTTAGTGGAAGACACATCAAGCGTACTTTCCGCTATCGAAGTGCTAACTATCTGTGTAGGCGCTGCGGAAGATACTTCACCTTTCTGCGCGGAACATCCCGCAACCAACATCAAAGTTACACAAGTAGCTACAAATACATTTCTTTTCTTCATTATCAAATCCTCCTTTTTATAATTTCATAATATTAGACGTATTGTATTTCAAAAAAGTTGCAGATTTTAAAAATTTTTTTAAGTTATCTTTTTAGTTTTCCTATTCATACTTTGTCTATATTTAGTCGATATAATATTTTCGTAGATGTCACCATCTATGCCCCCGAATATTTTGTACATGGATGGGTCTGGTCCTATGGACTAGACCCATCTCCTCTGTTATCCCCATCCTTATCTGGCATCAGTGTCACCACTCGAACACATACCGACGATTTACCATGTCGTATTCTTCTGCAATCCGGAGCGCTCCCCTGGCATCCGTAATCATGCACTTGCCCTCATTACTGCCTATTACTGGGCAGAGTAAAAATGCCTCGCCGGCAGGGTCCACCTGGTAGCCGGTCAGCATGTAGCCCTCGCTGTCAAACAGATACCAACCACAGGTGCCGTCCGTGGCCTCCCGGAGCCAGTACCAGCCGTTAGCCGCATAGCTGCCGTCTGTAAACTGATACCACCAGCGGTTACCATCTGCGGCCGGCTGGAAGCCCTGGGTGTATGTCACTGGGACCGGGGTATAGTCGATGTCGCAGAGCTTGAGGGCCTTCTGCCAGGGTGTGGCGGTCACTCTGGACTTGATGGTGCCGTAGTTGATGCCCTTGGCCTCAATACACCAACCATCACCTATGTACACCCCGATGTGGCCCGGCTTCCAGAGCGCCCAGCCGACCATGGACTCGTCCAGATGGTCAATGCCTACCCGCTCCACGGCTGTGTCATGGTAGTTGTAGCTGCCACGGATGCGCCCGGTGTACCAGCTGATGAGGCCGGAACAGTCCGTGCAGCGCTGGCCCATGTACTTAGCCGCCTTGACTTTGTAGGTGGATGTGTATGTGCCTGGGTTCTCCCGGGCGAGGCGGTCCAGGCTGGCCTGCGTCAGTATCTCACCCTTGGCGCCGTAGACGTAAGGGGTGCCCAGCTTGTCCTTGCAATGCTGTATTAATCCTGCTGATGTTTTACTCATAGTGTTTTCCTCCAATCAAAAAAATAAGGCCCAGGATAGTCCCTGAGCCATGAAAAGTTGTGACGTCACAAGTTGCGATATCGCAACTACTCCTTTTCGTCGTCTACGCCATTATTGTTACGGTCACTTGGGCCGCCTACACCGCTCTGGTGCTTACCCGGATGCGGCGTGTCTGTTGGTGCATCATACAGGTATGGGGTGGGATGTTTTTCCTGCAGGTCTGGCCCCTCTGCCAGGTATCCCCCATTTCCCGGAATATGCGCTACATGTTTTCCTGTTGATTCTGCCATAATATGTACCTCTCTTTCCTTTTTTGGGGTTGATAAGTTTACCGCCATTACCCTGGCGGCCGGGAGATATACGGACCACCTCCTTTTATGTCCTGCTGCCTCCCTGATAATCTGTATTGTCAATCTTATCCTTCAATACCGCAATATATTTGCGTAGCCATTCCGGCACATTGGCACCCATACGGCCTGCGTTCTCAATGATGGACAACAACTCATTGAGTAAGTACCAGACCGCCACCAAGAGCCCGAAGAATGCCTTGACAGATATTTGCATCCCAAGCTCTACCGACACGGATACAATTACATAATCAACCACCATTGCCGCAGCAATCACGCACAGGTATCCTACCTTCTTAATAATACCTTTAGCCCCCTTTCTGGAGCTCCATCCATAGCCGGTATCGCCCGGATGGTCTATGGCCTCATTTTTACTGGCCAACATCCCAGTTATGTAGTCCAGCACCATCGTCCCCATCAGAACGCAAAGAACCGGATATAGGAAGCCCAACTTCGCACTCAAAAAGGCACCAGCTGCTGCCAGTGCCCCCTGTACTGTAATCACATATTCTCTTTTCATTATCTTATCGCTCCATTCTCAAATGACTTTTCGTATAATAGGAATTTTCCTCAATATACTTGTTAACATGAAACCAACTATTATTACAAGCATTATATTCACACAGCATATTATAATTGGAGGAAGAAAATAAAATATCTTCGTACCAATAGGGAAGATTTTATCCCTAAGGTATTGTTCCATCACAAATATGCCAAACACACACTGACTAAGAGATAATATCCACTTTCTTTGGCATATAGAAAAGTTGGTCTGTCCAGCTGCATACTTAACCCCGCAAAACACTCCTATAGCAGGCATTAAGATAAAGGTTGAATGAAATATCTGAGAGCTTTTTTCATTGCATATACCTGTATTTATACAATCATAGTGCACCATAAAACATGCCACTACAATACTTAAAAGTCCTACTATCCACAGTATTTCCCTATGCTTTTTTATCCGAGCTTCATCAAAATAATGGTCCAGATAGTATCCTATGCATAAGTAAAAAATAGGCATATAAGTAATAATCGGAATTTCAATACTTATATTCACCGTATTATTAAATGCAAAGTATTGGAAAACTGGTATTAACATAGAAAAAATGATATACATGGTAATCAAATACATATAATCCTTTTCTTTCATGTTTTGGGCCATTTTTCTTATTAGTGGAAGCATCAATAATATAGATAAATAGCTGTATAAGAACCAATATGGTACAATCACGTCATTTGAATACACCCTGCGAAAAAATGAATATATTGAAAACGGCTCAATATGATTTCTAACAAGTATCACATACCAAAAGAAAGAGGCTCCTAAAATCACTAAAATAAAACGTGAAATTCTCCAACGCAAAATTCTAAATGTGTCATCTTTTCCAATAAGTAGTGCACCTGATATCATAAAAAATAATGGCACTGCTATTTTACAAAATATAGACATGGATAAGTAGACCCAATATTCCACGGTGACCGGGGTTACCGAAAACAAAAAAAAGCCTTGTGTGCCTGTATGATTAAAAATGACGAGAAAAATGGCTATTATCCTTAAAATATCCAAATAAATTTTTCTTTTGTCTCCACTGCTATCTTTCATAATCTTCTTTCCCCTACTATAAGTTTTCTAAAGTATAACATAGAAAATGGTTTTTGGCACTATCTACTCATAGGTTCATCCGCTGTCATTACCAGTTTCTCCATAATCTCTGCTTTATCAGTGCTCGTAAGATTCATATATTTGTCCAAAATATCCTCTGGATTTTCCCCCTGCTCCTTCCGAATGCGTAATGCCCGGATAATTATATTTCTTTGAATATTACTTATCATATTGATACGCCTCCTATCATATCTGCCAAAGTAATGGTCAGTTCCGCATTTTCTGCTTGCAGTTGTGCCAGCTGCTGTTCCATAGTCGGTATGTATCTAACACGAGTCACGCCATCCTCCTCATAGAATTTACCACCAACATACCTCCCGCCTATTTTACATGCATACTGTGTGCATTCCACTGCATACGCATTGTTCCCATGGCTTGCTCTTGCCAGGCGATTTGCCAGTTCATAATCATCACAGGGGGTTATATTCCTGATTGTATCCTCCCATATTATTGCATAAATTGTATGTGCAACCATTCCAGTTGTCCTCCTCTCTCTAATATCCCCATCGGATAATTGCTATGCCAGATCCACCAGCGCCACCGTTATACCAGCTGCAGCCTCCGCCTCCACCAGAACCCGTGTTAGTATTTCCGTTCCCTCCAGAACCAGAAGCATTCCAATTGGTACCAGCTCCGCCGCCATCAGCTCCACCACGGCCACTGTAATCCGCTCCCGCACCCCCACCGCCTGCGGAATATAGGGTTCCTGAAGATTCCCCGAAGGCGCGCGTTGTTCTTCCCTGTCCACTGCCACCTAAATAAACGACATTACCATGGCTGTTAACTCCTGCACCGCCATTGCTCCCACCATCTCCTCCGCCGCAAAGTGTTACACCCGGTGCGTAATAGGACCCCCCACCACCACCGGAACCACCACTTCCACCATCATTTCCACCGCCATTTCTTCCCTGTCCTGCCCCTCCCCCTTTTGCCGTAAGATAATTTCCCACAACTGTATTTCCCCCAGCTCCTCCGTTATTTCCAGACCCATTATATATACCTGCTGCCCCTCCATTTCCAATGGTCACCGGTATTTTCTGACCTGGGGTAACTTTAACATCTTTAACAGTGACGGTGTATCCACCGCCTCCACCAGAACCATTACCGTACCGACTATTTCCGCCAGAACCTCCGCCCGCGCCTCCACCAACACCAAATATATCAATAGCACCAACGCCTTCTGGAACAGTGAACTCTCCCGAGGATGTGAATGTCTTTATTCCTTTCGCTATTACCTCAACACAGGAAAATGCATCTGGATGTATCCATTCGATATTATTCTTTGAAACATAACTGAATGCCTTAAGATAATAGGTCTTATTTGATACGAAACCATTTACGACTGCATTGGATATCCCAGAGGCCATGACATTACTGCCATAACCTTTATAATATCTTGTTCCATCATCAACGTTTTCTGGATAACCGTCTGTTTTTCCCACGATGATTACTCCTGAAAACGGCCCCTTCAATGGATTTTGCCATGTAAACATGATTGCCGTGGAAGAGTACACGGCACCATTAAAAGACAGTATACTCTGTACATCCATCTCACCCTCTATGACTTCATCATTGCTGTCCGCTGTTAATGCAGTCTCGCCCTTTAGTATATGGGCCTTTACCACGGTCACATCATCTGAAGTGATGCCTCCGCTCCCGCCTGTCATCAATATTTCACCCATTTGTCTTTACACTCCTTTCAAGCCCACGGTTAGGTCAATCGTGGGTTTCTTATTGTAACATTTAAATGTTGCCTGGCCATCTGCCGTGTCCCCATCGTCAATCATCCCAAATGCCTTGTTATACGCTTTCACCTGTTCCGGCGTCGCCCCGTCTGCAATCACCTTTACCAGTATGGGGTTGTCCTCCGTTGTCAGCCCCTCTATCGGCACAGTCTGGATATATGGGGCCGCAGTGCTCCACCCGGATGCTTGAAGTGTGACGGGTACAACATGGTTCAGGGCATTCACTGCCTTATTCGTAGCGTTAATGTCATTCTGTCCAAAACTGTCGCCCTTTTGTGTATAGGTAGTGGCATCTGATATACCATAGGTGCCATCCTCGTTCTGGGTCAACCTCCATCGTCTGGAACCCTCATATATATCGTCCCTATAATCTGTTTTTAAACTCATTACTCAAATGCACCTCCATTAAGTGTGAAAGCCAGGCGTCTGATTCCTTCGGCCCTTCCTAATATGTTCCTGTATATCTTCAGGCAGGCGGATTCAATACGGTTCAGCTCTTGCCAGTCAATGAATGGGCCGTTGTCATGATAAAACTGCCTCTCTCCTACATTGAAGGGGAATGTCCCTACGCAGACGTGGTCTATATTGGCCTCAAAGCGGTTAATTTCATCGGCATAAAACCCATAATCCTGATAGGTCTTATCCTCTCCCATCTCCTCAAACTTAAAGTCCGGCCACAGAGTAAGCGCCTGGGTCCGTATCTCATTGATGTTGCCCTTGATGCGGTTGTAGTCACCGATATTAAAATAATCACTGGCCTGCCAGTCTGTTTTTGGCTGTTGCCACATAACTCATGTCCCTCCTTGCCTTGATGGTACCGCTAAGCCCACCATTAAATTTCAGGGTATGGTCCGTTACCCGTATCAGTAGGTCAGGCACATACTTATTTTCCAGGAATGCTATGTCGTTGGCATCAATCCGTGGCTCTCCCCGGTATGACAGGTCATATTCCCGGTCTGATTTCATGTAGTCCCCAATCCAATCCGCCAGGTTCGCGGCATGGACCGTGTCGGACACAAGCGGATTATTCCACGCCTCCAGGCTGCCGGTAGGATTTAGCTGTCTGCTTACCTTGGGCTGGGTAGTAACATATTCCCTGCCTGTAACGACCACCTCTGTCGGCCCTGTGATTCCTGTAAGCTCCACCGTTGCGTAATAGGCACTACTATCCACAATCTCACACCCATATTTCGGGATACTTGCAATACCAGTGAAATAGCCGATGAACTTATCACACCACTCTATATCCGGTTCATTCCCGATTCCCCAAGCTGCTGTCAAATCTACCAAAAGAATTGAATCTATATAAAGCCTTTTGTTTCCATAGGTATAAATCCTTAGGTCCCACTCTCCTGTTGCCTCAACCGTGTCAATGGCTGATTTGGTATGCCACACTCCATCTGGCGCAATAGTCTCTGGACGTAGATTAATATTAAATGATTCTCTATTGGCAATCGCCCTGACCAAATCGCATTCATCATTTCCCGAATACTCACCGGGCGATTCCTCCCGCATGAAATTCCCCCGCAAGTAATATTTATGTCCGGATATCATCTGTACAGTTTGTACTATGTGGACTGCGTTTCCATCTTCCGAGACAACGTATGTGCATTTTCTGGCTGCGTCATACTGTGCGTTGATCCATCCGGTCACGCCGGTATCAAAAGACCCGTTCTGAACCATATTGGTTGCCTCCACATAAACCGGGACGTATGTCTTTAAATCATAGGATGGATTAGAAAAATAAAACGTATATCGGTTGTCTAAAGCGGTTACACTTATGGTCTCCCTTGCCAGCTCCTTTGCATCCTCTGTACTGAGATTGTATATGGTGCGTACGACCTGCAGTTCCCTAACCTTGGTCAGTTGCGTGCCCTTTGGGGTCTTGGTCAACTCTACACCATATTCCAGGACATAATCAGTGCTGTCGCCGAAGATTATATTGTCCAGCACTACACGGTTATTGGGACATCCCTTGGAAAATTCCAGCACCAACCGGTCAAACTCTGGGAACTCATGGCTGACCACGTAAGTCTGTGTCAATCCAGGGACTGTATAATCTTCCATAGCCGCGTTATTGTAGTAGGCATGGAAGATAACTGTATCCGGCCAGTTGCGACCAAATTCCAGGGTTAGTCCAAAACACTTGTATGCCGCCTCCGTAGTTATTTCCACTGTGGGATTGTCCGTAAACAGCCCGTCTTCCTCGGCGACGGCCTCAGACACATAGCCCGTATTGAGATATGTGGCTCCATTGGTCGTCTGCCTGGGAAGGAAATACTGTGCGCCGGATGTGCCTGTGTAATCCTGACCAGGCAGGGCATACGCTTCCTTTTCCGCGTGGTCAAGTATGGCTGACGCATGGGAAAAGTATGTCTCGTTATCAGACGCCGCCTCCATATCCGGTACAAAACTGGACTTAAGGATTATCCTGCCGGTCCGGTCCTGGTACAGGATACATCTGCCGGCATTAGCAATCAGCTGCAGGGCTTCCTTATGCGCTACCACCGGCATCGGATTAACCACCAGAACGTCCTTAAGATATGGATCTATCCAGTAGTCCCGGTAATCCACCTGGGCATCCGCAAGGACATCCACAGCCATGTCATACAGGCTCATACCGTCCGGATGATACCGGCCACGGTAATATGTGCCGTCCATCCCCTCAAAACAGTCTGATGCCTGGAAGTCCATCTCCGTATCATCAGCTGACCATGATTTCAGTGCAAGTGACGTTCCCGGTATCCACTCAATCGTTCCATCATCCATGGCCTGGCCGTAAAGCGCCTCGATACTCTGACCAATTTCCAAGAAGTTCACTGTACTTTCTTCATTCTCCACATCATAGGCCCGGTCCTTATTATCCACCGTTACGGAAAAATCTATGGTTGTCAACTCCTCCGATATAGGACTGATATGTTCTTTTTTGGTTGCGGACAGTATTTTTTTGCTGTCAAAATAGATGCCTATGCCCATCGTTATTTGGTTAATGCGCAGTCTGCTCTGTCCATTGGCCATGACAGACGGCACAAAACGGAGGAAGGTTGCAGCCGGAAATATCTCCTCCGTTACATAATGCCCGCTGGCATTCCCGGTTATTTCTACGGTATTGCCATCTGATATGATACTGAAATCCACCGGATACGCCTTGCCAAATTCCACGGTCAGCCCTTTAATGTCGTATTGAACGGGAAACTGGATTTCAATTGCCCCCTGAAGGCCATCCGTCACGATTCCCTGGTTGAGCACCACGTCTGCTGCATCCCTGGGAAGGAAGTACATACTGCCATCCACCGTGGTATAATCCTGGTCACAGGTTGCATACAGCTCCTGTACCTTGTAGTTATCCATGGGCTTCACTAGGTCGGAATAATAAGTATACATATCCGGCTCAGGTATGTAGGCGGATGCCTGGGCCTGTTGGTTAATCAGGCCGATGGTGACACGCAGATGAGACAGTGGGTTCCTCCACTTCCTGCGCATCATGTCCTTATATTCATTACTTGCCGCCTGCACTACTCCATCACCCCGCAGTCTATCAGGTTCACCTTACAGTCTTTATACATGGTGGGCAGCCCATCCGGACCTATCTCGTCTATCTTGGCCGTCCGGTTCCCCGGATACATCCGCTCCGTCTTCCAGCAGTTGTTTTTCATGTCGGGAAACTTGACCGTCACCACAAACTCCTCAAACTCTTTAAGGATGCTACTCCAGGTCGCCGCATCCAGATAGGACCACTGCAGGCCGTCAATCTTATCCTGGTCACGGCCCACGCGCTGCCCTACGAATTCCCCCAGGGCATTCTTGCCCTGGTTCACGTTCGTAGCAATGGTTAAGCCAGGCCCCCGGTCATAGTTTGGATATTCATGTCCATTAATATAAATAGGCACTCCAGCCACCTCCTTACGTTGTGCGCAGCGTGTATCCGTTACGCTTATCCAGTTCCACAAGTTTCTTTTTGATTTCCCGGATATCTATGTTGACCGTTAAATCCATCTGTTCTATCAGGTCAATGATGCGCTGCAGCAGGTTTGCCATGATGGAAAGATACTGCTCACTCATGCCATTACTGCTTGTTTGGGACGCTAAAGCCACCGCCCGGTCCACCATTTCCTGCATCTTATCTTCAGGCGCCACAATCTCACCATAGTGCCGGTTATCACCAATCATGGCCAGCTGCGGGGTGTTGGCCCGGACGAAACCGCCTTGGGCCAACCGTGGAAGATGGATGTTCGGTATATTCGGGATAAAATCGGCGCCGATGCCCGGTATCTTATCCGCCACCTCATTTACGGCGTCTATCATGGCATTAATCGCATCAATAACCCTGTTGGCCATGTTCTCCACACCATCAATAATCATGTTGATAATGCCCTTTATATCTGCCCAGATACCGTCCCAGGTTTCTTTTGTCTTTTCCTTCACCGTGTCCCATGCGCCGGTAATCGCGTCTTTCATAGCCGTGAACTTCTCATCCACTGCCGTCTTGATTGTATCCCACAGGCCTGAAACGAATTCCTTAATGGATTCCCATATCTCGGATGTCTTACTCTTGACATTCTCCCAGGCCGTGCTGATGGATGTCTTAATGGCATTAAATAATGCATTGGCCAAGGACTTAAGCCAGTTCCAGATGGTATTCAGGAGTGCCTTAATTCCGTTCCAGATGGTGCTGGTTACCCCGGATATAGCAGTCCAGGCCAGGTTAACAACATTTTGAATGAATGTTACGGCGCCAGATACAAGCTCCTTCAATGCCTCCCAGATACCGGAGAATATCTCCTTGATTCCTTCCCAGGCAAGGCTCCAATCACCTGTGAACACGCCGACAATGAAGTCAATCACACCACCAAGCGCCGTGAGCAATCCCTCTATGATGCCGGAAACTGATTCCCAGAATCCGAAGAATGTGTCAATGGCATCCTGTAAACATGCAGCTATGACTGGTGCTACGTTGGTTATGAACCATTCAATGAATGGCTGTATGACTCCCGTCCACAATTTGGTGACCGCATCAGCTACTTTTCCACCAAACTCCAGGAACTTATCAATCAGCGGGCTCAGGTACTGGTCCTTAAATTCAACGAATCGGCCCGACAGGTTCTGCAATACTGGAAGGAAATATGTGTTGTAGACATCAAGCAACAGTGTTCCGATTTCCGTGAACCCTTGTTTGAAGGTTGCCAGCATTGGCGCCACATGTTCATCATATGTTGTGCCAATCTTTTCAAAAGTCTCCGCAACCAAATCTTTGATTGTAGAAAAGATAGGTTCAACCGCGCTGAATGTATCCTCCAGGGTTGTCCTGATATAATCCGCATTTTCTACGAATGGGGCTGTAATGGTGTCCAGCACATCTGTCGCAAATGTCCCAGCCAATTCCGTGGCTCCCATGAAGGCCTCGGAAAATATTCCGATAATATCTGCTGTAATCTGCTTCGCGCTGTTACTCCTGAGGGATGAAAATACCGTTGCAAGTGCTTTGGAAAAATTCCCGCTTATCTCCGCGATGCGTGAGCCAATATCAAACATGGACACAATATACTCAATGACACGGTCCTTATTCTGCTGTAGGAACAGGCTGATTCCACCCAGCAGGTTATCTGCTATGGATGCTCCTATACTGGCGGCAGAGCCAGCTATCTTACCCAGGTTAATAGCCAGGATATTAGCAAACCGGTTGGCAGCCTGCTCCACCTCTGGAGATGTAAATATCTCCGTCAGACTATCCTTGATGTTTTGGATAGATTCTTTCATGCTGTCCAGGACGCTGGTGTCGCCAAATCCAACCTTAAACCCTGCCATGAATAGGTTTTTGAGTTCCTTTGCCTTTTCAATCAGCCCGGCATACTTACTGTCCATCTCATCCACGGCCGATGTATCAAGTTCGCCCATGTCGAACTCATCCGCAGAGTACCCACCATCCGCACCGCCTCCGGAACCACCGCTACCGGAGTCTGTCTCCGGGTTGATGATATTGAGTTCATCAATGCCTGTGCTGACACTTTTCATGTCCTTGGCGGCCTTTTTAGCGGCACCTCCTGCCCCTCCGGCAGCTGCTCCGGCCTTGTCAGCGGCCTGTGCCACTGCCTCCATTCCTGCGGCGGCGGCAGATGCTCCTCCCGAGCCCTTCTTGCCTGTCACCATTTCGGTAAAAGCCTTAAAGGCATTGGCCAGGCTCATCAGTTTGCTGATGATACGGTTGATTACCTGTATGACCGGGGTCAGTACATTTATAAGGCCCTGACCGATTGTGGCTTTAAGGCTGTCAAATTGCAGTTTCAGAACACGTACCTGGTTTGCCCAGCCATCCGCTGTCCGGATGAAGTCCCCGGACGCAAGGGACAGCTGGTCCTGCACAAACTTATACCGCAGGGCCACCTTCTCAGCCTCAGACATCTTGGCCGTGACCTTACCATAGCCGTTCGCCAGGGCGTAACTGTCCAGGGCGCTCTGGGTCATGACGATGCCCAGGTCCTTAAGGGTCTCCGTCTCACCCGTAAATACAGATTTTAATTTGGTGTAGGCCTCGTCCTGGCTGATGTTGTAGAAGGATGCCACATCACCGGCCAGGCCAGTCAAGGTCGTGGACATCTCATAGGCTGCCTGTTCACCAAAGCCAAAAGCCTTGGCCATTGCCCCAAACGTTCCGGTAAACTTCTTGGCCATGGTCTCGGACAGGCCGAAGGAGGTTATAGCATTCTTAGCAAAGTCATCCACCTGTTTGGACATCCGTGGGAATGTGACATCCACCACATTCTGGACTTCCGCAAGGTCGGAACCCAATTCAATGCATTGTGCACCGAAGTCTATGATTTTTTTTACCGCAAATGCCGCCGCCAGGGCGGCACCTGCCTTTTTGGCCAGTCCCTGAATACCAGCCATCTGCTGCTTGAATTGATTCTGGTTGACCACAAGGTCAAGGCCAATCTGGCCTACGCTGTCAGCCACGGTACCACCTCCTATCCACACATGGCCGCGAACATCTTCTCCAGGTTGGCCATTTCCTTCTCGAAGGTTTTCTCATCCATTTCTTTCATTTCCCGGTTACGCCAGTCATCATATATCCGGCGCTGGTCCTTTGTATAATGCTTGATAATGTCCTTATCCGTTTCAGACCGGATGGCCACCACCCGTCCCAAGGCAGTCTCCGGGGACAGGCCGGCAATCAGCGCCTTGAACTCGTCCCAAGAGACTGACTCAAATTCCTTCGTTCGTATACGCAACCCGTACTGCGACAGGAAGCTGGAAACTATCAGGTCCCAGTCCTCGAACATGTCGTAGTACGGGTCACTGCTCTCCCGGGCTGTCTACCTCATCGGTAATCAGCTGTATGGATTCCATAATGACTGTAACCAAATCCTTAAATCCGATTTTCAGCTTTTCAATCTTCTTCTTGGACTCTTCGGGGAACATCAGGTTGTAGGCCTGCAGAACTTCATCCATTCCGGGGGCATCTGCCGACATCAGTCCCATGACCTTAAGCATGGTCGGGGCATCTGCATTGACCTCCAGCACCTCACCCTTAATGACAAGGGATGGATTTCCCTCAAAACTCAGCTTATCCGTGATATCTACTTTTCTCGCCATTGTCCAACCCTCCTTATACTGTTAACGATTGCGCTGGAGTGAAAGTTGGCTTACCATAACCCGTCACCTCAAACTCCAGACCGTCAATATTTGTCGTGTCACCACCTCCGGGCGTCGTCACATTAACGACTACGTCACAGGCCAGCTTTGCTCCACTGACCATGGTCCACTCAAACTTGGTCATCACGTCCTGTCCAAACTTCCACGCCAGGCCGGCAATATAATCATTCCCCGGGTCCCCAACCGACCGTTTTCCCTTGAAGCTGAACCCAAGTTTCTTACCGGTCATGGCAGCCTTGGCCCATCCGGCAGCATCCATGGAATACCACTCCTCAACGGTACCGTCTATGGATGGTGCAAAGTTCTCCAAATCGGCTGGCATCACCATCTGTTCATCTGTACTCTCAAGGCCCGCAGTGCCAAACTTAAACGCATTGTTATGCACGGGATACACTTTTCCCTTTGCTGCATCTGCCATCTCTTATACCTCACTTTCTCTGATATACAAAATCCAGCCATATCACATATTCGTAGACACCCTTATCATCCGTCCCCACGTCCACTGGTTCCGGGACCTGGAGGATGATGCAGTTGATGGGTGTATCCCCTATGGATAGGCTGGATACGTTTTTAAGTTTCTCATATAACTCATAGGCGGCCCGTTCTGATGCCTGCACATCCCTATCCCAATGGACCAGCAGTGATATACGCCGGACATCATAGCTGCTGTAATCATGGCCACCCAGCGCCATCACGGGAGGGCCGCTGCCCTGCCGGTGATACACGCCTATGGAATGGTCTTTCTTACTGTTCAGTTTCCCGATATAGACATTGCTGTCAGCTACAATCCCAAGGCCTCCTATGTATCCCCGGATGTCATCCAAGGTCAGCATCATACACCACCTACTTTCTTGTAAAACCGCTTAAATGCGTTCCTGGCAAAATCCTGGCTTACTCCACCAGGTAGCCACGGTTCGTACCATTCTCCGCCGGCAAACGGGTTCTCGTCCGTCTGGAAGTCATACTCTGGATGGTAATAGAGGCGGCGCGCATAAGGTGTACTTACTACCAGAGTTGCCTTCCCCTGTCTGGAATGGCTGTAATCCGCAAAGAAACTGTCCTCCTCTAGGCGTCCAGTATCAAATGGCATCACCTGCGCCTGCACCACCTCTGTGTGCAGGGCTTCCGCTGTCATTTCCAGGGCAGTCACTGCTGCCTGTGTCAGCTGCTTAATCCGCGGGAAGTTCATCTTTACAGTTGATTTAACCTGCATCAAACCACCTCCAGTTGGCAATAGTTCACTGTCCCGTCCGGATTCCTGGCCTTCATCCCCTGTTCAATCCTCCGCTCTTCCCCAAATATAGTAACGGTACCCCCGCTTAAGGTTGGGAAGTCTGGGGCAATGTCCCCAGGGAACATGGCTGTGCCGGTTATCTGCACCAGCTTCTTTTCTGTGGTCAGAATGGTCTTGGCCCGGTCCTGGAAGTTACATTTTAGGTCCAAGTCCACTACCTTCTCTGGATGGCCGCGGTTGTCTGTATCCTCTGATTCCAGATGGACGTGTATATCCGTCCTGCATAGCCGTTTTGGCACTAAACATGGGTATTTCATATCCTCACCTCGCTAACCGGCAGCACAGACCCGTCTGGGACAGCAGAGCGTACACATCGCGCTTCATGGCTACACCCTTGTCTGTAAATACGTTCCAGCTGCTACCGAACTGTGCGGATACACCGTTGATGCTGTAGCCATGCAGGATGGTATTAATCTCGTCCGCGTTCTCATACTCAAAGTCCGCCTGCTGGCAGACCACTTCCTGTATGGTTTCCTGCTGGAAGGCCGTCAGATTAGAAAATCCCCGGCCTACAATCCGGTTGTAGGTCAGGGAATCAACGTGGCGGCTGGCCTGCTTAAGGGCCCTGTCCAGCTCATCCATGGGGATTACGGTCCCCTTGTATACATCACAGTAATATTCATATGTGACATAGGGTTCATAGGGCATATTACTCACCTGCCTTTTTACTCTCCGCTTTCTTTGCCGGTTCCTGCTTTGCGGCCCGGAGTGAAGCAAGTTCCTCCCTCAACGCTACATTTTCGGCATCCCTTTCAGCCGCCAGGTCCTGAAGGCGCTCAATCTCTTTCACTGCCTTCATGTGTTCATCATAAGGTATTGTCTTTCCGCGTCCATATGCGGTCACCTGGCCATCATCGCCCACAATATCAAAGCCAGCGTCCTGATAGGACTTCTGCTGGCTTTCATCAATGGTGTACTCTTTATTTCCCTTAACTGCTCTCATACTACCTCCTTACGCTCCGGCCGCTTCCACATTCATGGCACACCCATCAACCTTCTTTTCAAGAAGGAACAGGTCTCCGTAGCAACGGTTCTGATACAAATACCCATCTGCCGTCCTTGAATCTGTTCCTGGGGTAAACAGCTTGATATAGCTGTATTTATCCCGGCATACCACGCAAGAGGTATGAATCAGAATCCAGTTAATCTGCTTCGCATCAGAAGCAGCCACACATCCTGTAGTGAAGTCATACTTAGTCTTCATCCTGGCCGCAGGCACCATCTTAATGGTCACATCATCCAGGCTATGTACCTTACGATTGATTGTGGACGGGGACGTTACGGTCATGACCCTCTGAAGTCCTTCCGCCTCCTTCACAATCTTATTCATGGTTGGGGTGACATACAGCATTCTCCCTTCTTCCGGGACACCAGCCTCATCCATTCTCGCCATCTCCTCATCAAAAGCTTCCAGGAAGTTGGCTGCCGTGATGACATCAGTACTGATACGGCCAGAATAAGCGGTCAGTTCTGCATGAAGTTTGGAATAACGATAGGAATCTTTTTCCGGGATAGCCTGTTCGGTCTCAAAGGTGTTCTGTATGTTTGCTACGGATAAGGTCAGGTTTGTTTCGTCAATGTCCATGGGGTCAATCCAGAACTCAACATCCCTGTCGTGTTCCAGTTTCTTTGCCTCCCAGTCATTACTGAGCGTTCCTGAGTTAAAGCCTGGTGTCCGGGTATGGTCTTTGTATCCGGTCACTGCCATCCTCGGAAGCTTGATGGTCTGGGCGTTAATGAATTTCACCTGCTGATTGCTCTGTGTCAGTGCATCAGAGCACAACTCCTTTGCATATTTCTGCTGGAGCAGCTGTGTAAAGGTTGTTGCATAATCATATACTGCCATTTCTTAATCCTCTCTTTCATTAAAGTCCGAACGCCTTTTTAAGGGCGTCATCCGTTGTCTGGGTCTGTTGCTGCCCGCTGGCTGCGCCCACCTGGATGAATCCGCTGGATCCTGGTGTCTGGGGTTTCAGTGCCGGCACGTCCTCCAGCACCTTGTTCAGGGCTGCCTTAAGTGCCTCATCATTGATTTTCCCATCCTGTCCCATGACCTGACCTAAATCAGCCATCTTGAGGACATAAGGGATTGTCTTGGCGTCAATTCCCAGGGATACTGCGGCCATGGTTGCCGCGGCCTGCATCTGTGCCTGTTGGGCGAGGGCCTGGGCTTGGGTGGCCTGCTGCTGTAACGCAGCCACATCTGGTTGCGATGCCGCCTTCTGCTGCTTGAATGCAGCAATCGCCTGCTCTACTTCTTCCTGGCTGAGTCCCTGCTGCTTGAAGTAGGCTTTCAGGGCCGTGTCCTCCTTAGCTGCGAGGGTTCCCTCCAGCATCTGCTGGATTTTGGCATAATCAATTATTGGGGATGCCGCCTGCTGGCTGGCCTGGGCTCCCTGCTGCTGGGTCTGTGCCCCTCCCACTCCCTCGCCGCCTGCCCCGCCTGCGGGCTCTGCAAATAACTGTAAGTTCATTGGTAACATGTCTCTCATCGTCAATACCTCCATTTTAAGGGTGTCACCCTGTGATTTTCGTTTCATCCATTGTCATCAGTGTCACTGGCCATGCAGCAGTTTAAAGCCATGCTCGTGTTTGGGCGTAAAAATAGCACCCAGGATAATCCTGCGTGCTTACTCCTCAATCTTATCAGTCAACAAACATCCAGTCCTCCGCCAGCATATCTGCCTGACTTGCCAGCCATCCCATCTGTACGCCGCTCGTGCCAACAAACGCTATGGCTTTATTTCCGATGGCATCATGCGTGCAGTTTACAATCTCGCCATCTGCATTTTTATAGCTGATACTGGTTGCCAGTTCGATATACTGGTTTTTCCCATTCCATCCCTGTCTTTTAACTTTTAATCCGCGTTTCATGTATTTAACGGCATCGCCGAAACCAAAGGTGGCAGTTCCACCCAAGATGGGTGTGTTTTCCCCATTGGCGACATCCCATTCATCCGACAGCACATTCTGCAATGTATATTCCACTCTTTGTGTTTCGCGAATATCAAGCCGCTGATTATCCTTTGTGTACATGACGACGGTTTCCTTCTTCGGGTCCCAGCACCAATACCCTCCCCAGGACGGGAGTTTCATTGGGATACCTTTTTTCATCTGATTCAGTGCGTCCAAAAAATTCATATGTTTCCCTCTCTTTCCGTTGCGATATCGCAACAAATAAAATACCACCGGCCATTAATGACTGGTGGTTATAATCCCGGTATTGTATCCTTTATTCCTTTTGCAAGGTTTGCTGCTTTCTTCATCAAAGTATTTTCTTCCAGATATTCAAGGCCCTTCAACGTAATCTCAGGCCTTGTCAACGCCACCCTGGGGTATCCGCAGTCAAAGGCATTCCATGTCTGCCCACCTGTAATATACCCTTCATTCAACAGCATGGCCATTATACGGCTCCATTTCGGTACAGACAGTTCGAGTCTTTCAGCAGATAGGATTTCCCTATCTATTTCCTCGCAGTCCATTGATTTCTGAAGGATGCGGAGTATCTTATAAATCAACCGGAAATCATCCATACATACCCTCCTTTATGGTTACTGGGATTTTTCATGCTCCTCGACAATTTTCCTTAACTGCTCTTTCCATTCCTCCAGGGTGTATTTTCCACCAAGGCAGAAAGAAATATCCTTAAGCTGTCCGGTAATTGCGTATACCTTCCGTCTTAATGCCTGAAGTTCCTCATCGTTCCGCATCCGGTTCTTGAATTCTTCCTTCATCATTGCTTTATTCACCTACAACTTTCAAAAATGCAAGATATAATTCACCCAACTCCTCTTTGAGGAATTTAACCGTTACATCATCCCCTTGGTAAAGGGCAGTGAACACGTTTGCAAACACTTCCAACTCTGAATACCCTGGGATACCAATATATTGTGATTCATGATAGGCATCGCCCACTATCACATTATCTGTCAGGCACCCCAGTATATCGCTGATGAGGTTATTATACTCCAGTTCTCCTCCAGGAGCAAATAATTTATTATATCTATCCGCATCTTTCAGCAACCTTTTCTCTGATTCTAAAATAGCATCCGTAAACTGTACATTCATTGGGCTTCCAAACTCGTTGTGGTCAATCCGGTGCGCCAATTCATGTATCATGACCTCTCTATAGTCATAATATTCATACAACGGATGGGCTGGGTTAACTACAATTGTGTCTGTATCCGGGTCATACGCATACGCATGTTCAGCCGTCTCCTTAAGCACAACAAATTCATCCTCCGTGTATTTATCGACTAAATCTATCATTTTCTCAGGTGTATCATCCCGATACACCTTTATCTCATCTGAAACCGTGTATCTCTCCCCTGCCTCCCCCTCCCATTTCTCGGATTTCTGTTTATACTGCTTCTGATTTTCTGGTGACAAAGAATATTCCGCCAGCCGCCCATATTTCTCTACCTGCCTTGAAGCATACTTCCGTTCAGCCTCCTGCTGATTGGCCTGGCCGATGTCTTCCAGTTCCTTTTCACTCCAGATATCGTCCGCCGTGGAAATGCCGGGGAAGTACGTTGTGTGGCTGTCCTTGCATCTGGGATGATACAGGCCGGCCGCAACGGCCTTGCTCATGAGGGGATACGGACCATCGGATTTCTTTCCGCCGGACCAGACGTCGTCAATCAGGACCTTACCGACAAATGGCAGGCACTTCGGACACGGGTTCCCGCGCTTGCTGACAATCACGGTAGTAATCCCCCATTCTTGACGCTTCTCTCCTTCTCCTTGCAGATACGCCCGCTTGGATGCCGTCCGGATGGCCATGTCGGCATAATCTGCCAGGGTATGACGGGCACCATTGGCATACTCTACACAGTTAAGGCCCCGTGAGAGCATGTCCCTGGTAGCCATGTCCACTGCCTTCTCGTAGGTTCCTGCACCGGTATTGGCATAAACCTGGGCATTGAAGATTGCCTTACGATAATCATCATTAGCTTTACGCAGGACAGCCGTCTCCGCCGCTTCCATGTCGTGGGTAGTGGCCTCGATCAATGCTTCCAGCTTCCGTTCATTCAGTTTAAAAAACTCGGCGGTGGCACCTTTGCTGATTTTCCTGGCTGGAAATCCTTTGCGAATGGCGTTCAGTATCTGGATTTCCTGCTGCATGTTACCTTTTTGCCTGGATATCCGTATCAGCTCACCTATTTCCTTGTTGAGATTCTGAAACTGCTTTCCATACCGTTTTCGGTTATCCCTCTTATACTTTTCCAGGGCCTTAAGCTGCTCTGCCTGCCACATGGACCACTCAATACCCTCTTTGGTTTCCTCGGCCCGATGTCGGTCCATATTGCGTATCATAGACTTGATAAGTTCATCCTCTATGGCTTTGAAGGCGGCGCCGATATCGTACTCATTATGTTGCACTCATCAGCGCCCCTTCCGCTCCAGGCGTGCCTCCTTCTGACAAATACACTCCCTTATTTGCATACACATTGAATCCCTGCGCCTTGAATTGCCGTGTCAACGCCTTGAGCTGGGTCACGCTGCTGCATTTATCGCAACGCAGTTCCGCGTACCCCTGCTTCTCAATTGCGTAGATACCCAGTGGTACCTGTTCCTTTGCCACCTGCAGCAGTCCCTGGTACTCCTTCTGGCTCATCTGATACAGACGGTTCATTACCTTGACCTTCATCTGGCTTTCCTCCCTTCATGTTAAGTTGAAAACTGCCAGCAGCCGTATTGATTCCGGGTTCTTCCACTTTCGCAATGCCCTGCTCTGCCTTCAATCGCGCTATCTCCTCTTGTTTCCATGCATCGTCCTTGCTATCACCATACAATTCCTCCACCTGAGCCTCGATGCTCATCATTGGAACGCCGGGACGGGCCTTGGCCAGGGTCTCCACCTGGCTCTCAAAGGATGGGTTTGCATACTCACCGAAGGGGATATCCACTTTGACCTCCTCCACCCCCTTACCATGAAGGATATTGCAAGCGTTGATTGCCGCGCTGACCAGCTCCGGAAGAGTCTCCTGCAGAGCCTCCACAATAGCATTCCGGGTGTACAGGGTAGCTTTTTCCTTTTCGCGCTGCGCTTCGGCGTTGTCCAGCTTCTTGACATCAATCCCCAGAGTGGATGGGCTGATAACGCCCTGCAGGCACAGGTCCAAAGCTGTACAATAGGACGCCAGATAACTATCGTGGGGGATAGTTGGCTGCACCACATTGACCTTGTTATCTGCATTCTCTGACATATCATTATCAGAAGCAAAATATCGGTCGTCAAATGGGTTCGGCCGGATGACCTTCCCTGTCTCCGGGTCGTGTGGCACCAGGCAGTCCGGTATGTACGTCTTGGCCCGACCAGCACGCAGCGCATCCATCCACTGGGACCAGGCCTCGTCAAAGGCATCAAAACTGTCCAGCTTACCGTCAAAGATGCTGCCACCGCGTCCCTCGTATTTGGTGGATTCATAGACTTGCAAGGGTACGGCCAGCATGACTGTATCATCAAACTTCGTATCTTTTATTCCCTTTGTGGCATCGATGGCATTAAGGGGCACCGACGTGTCACCCTTATACAACTCGTTACGTATATAGCCGTATCCATAATGCTCATACAGGACATACTGCTGATACCCGGATTTGTAGGGGGTCTTGAAAACAACTTCCTTCACCCGGTCCCGGTTTCGGACAATCTCAACCCGCTCCCCTGGATACCACTCCAGGATTGGATACTCACTGACGGTCGTGTCAACCGTGACCTTGAAGGCGCCGTCCCCGATGTACAGGACCTCCTTCAAGGCCTTCTCCAGCTTACGAGTGAACTTATTATCCTTTGCAATGTCCTCCCACAGCTGCCGCTGCTGGTCGTTACCTGCAAAATCAAAATCATTCATGTCATCCAGGACAATGCCTGACAGGATACGGATAATCAGCCCGGGCAGGCCGGTATGTATCTTGCGCATCTCCATACCCGGTGTACACCTGCTGGCCCAGAACTTGTATCTGTCAGCGTACTCTGGAGCCTGCTGATACATCTGCTCCAGCTCGTTACCATCACCACGGTACCAGATGCGATTTCGGATGGCATTGGTCTCGAAGTCCAGGACCTCGTTAATCTGGATGCAGTTCCCGCTGGCCGGTACCACATTCAGCCAGCTGCGGATGCCCCGCTTGATAGTCTCACTCATGTTGTTCAGCCACCTCATTTCTTCTCAGCCTCCTCGAATCCAATCAGGTTCCGGTATGGTATCCAGGCATACTGATTGGCATTAATGGTATGGTCGTTCCTGTCCTCCGGCTTGTCCTTCTCGTCATCCCAGGAGTACCGGTCCAACTCGGACAGATGCTCCGCACAGGTATCTACTACTAGGTAACACCCCTGCTGTATCCAGCCCAGCTGCAGGTTGATACGGTCGATGATTCCCAGCTGCTTGTACGCATCCCAGAAGTTATACAGACAGCCCTTAAGCCGCTTGTATTTGCGTAGCTCCGTGATGGTCGCCTGGTCCGCATTGTCTATATACACATCCTTGGCAAACCCCCAGTCCTTGCGGCACTGCTCCAGAAAGGCCACGAACTTGACTGCTGTGTCACTGGGGGCCAGTGGGACATCCAGTTTGGCGTTGTTGTAGACCTTCTCAGCCAGGGTAACAAGCTTTCTGTCCTCCGTGATGCCCTGGAATATCATAGCTATGGTATCTGGGGACTTAGAGGAGTAGGATGTGTCCAGGGCGGCAGTGAACTTTTTGAATTTCAGTGCCTTGGCCTGCTTGACTGTGATGACATGCTTAGACCGCTCGAAGTTGCTGAAGATCAGGCCGGTTGCCTTGCCTCTCAAGCCCTGGATCTTGTTTTTCCAGATCTTTGTGCCCTTCGGCGTGTTGGTCATGATCTGGTCCAACTTCTCCTTGGACAGGCCCAGATTATGGGCAAAAGAAAAGAACCAATGCACCCAACCGGGTTTTGGTTCCTCCTGTAATTCATCCATTATCTCTTTTGGTGTTTCATCTTCCCACTCAGGCAGTGGCCTGGAACAGTTGATATACTCCTTATACACATCCAGGCCCGGGTCATCCGGGTTGAGCGTGGCCATCAGGTAATCGCTTCTCATGGCGGCCTCACGCACAAACTCTATGTCGGCCGTGTTAATCTCATCAATGTACAGGCATCCGTACTGGCCGCCCAGGGCATCCTTCCACTTGCGCTTGTTGCCGTAGCCGACAACAAAGATTATCTTATCGCCGCCGGATGTGTGGAATAGGATGTGAGGCATGTTATATCCACCGCCGCCGTTGCCTTTGTACTCCACCAGCACGCCGAAGTCATCCAGGATGCCCAGGTCCTTCTGGATGATGTTCTTCTCGGCGGCGCCGGTGTCATCCGCAGCCAGGATGTGCAGCTTTTTGGGCGATTCCGCTACCTTTAGCATGAATTTGAATAACCCCACCGTGGTCTTGCCGGCCGCCGTGGTACCCTCCAGGAACTCCACCGGGGCATCACAGCGCAGGAACGCCTTGTACTTATCCGACAGCAGTAATCTACCCGCGCTCATTACCCACCACCACGCATCTGCTGGAGCAGGTCGTCAAGCTTGGTCTTTTCGGTATCCAAGCCGCCGGACAGCTCCACCTTATCCTTAAACATCCCCAGATGGCGCCCCAGGAGCTCCAGGGCTCTTACCCTGTCATAGGTTTCCACGTTTATCCCAAACTTAGTTTCTTTGATTGCGGAGATAGCCGCCCGCTTCTCCTCTGGCAGTTCTTCAGTCGGGATTATTCGAACCACATCCCTTGTCTGCATCTGACCGGTATCTGGATCCACCACATAAGAGTTGTTCCGGATAACCGGCTCCCGCACAACATGTGCAAAATCGGTGCCGTTTGCACTGGCAATCTTCCGCAGCTCCTCCAGCACCCAATCTTGGGTAATCTCAGTACGCTTTTCCCGGTCCTTCATGCGCTCCTGGATATATTCCGCAACCTTAGTATTTCTTAGCAGCTTACTACCGTTGACCGCCGCAGCCTCATCCTTCTTGCAGCTCGGATACGCAACCTTGTAAGCCCTGGTGGCATTCAGGCCAATCAAGTATTCCTCACAAAATCGCTTCTGTTTCTTCGTCAATCAGGCTCACCTTCTTTCTGCGCAGGAAAAAGCCTCCACATCTCGGCGGAGGCCCTTAAGGGGAAAATCAATGTCAAATGTATCTGTCCGAATAGCGGGGGCAGGATTTGAACCTGCGACCTCCGGGTTATGGGCCCGGCGAGCTGCCAGACTGCTCTACCCCGCATCAATACCGGCTCGTCACCGGTATGTTCCAACTCACACCGCGGTTGGCTTACGGATACCTTGCACCAGTATGGTATCAACTGGGAGCTGCTCTCTATCCGATTTGCGAAGCTATGAAGAGACAGGAGAACGTCAGCTTCTAATTAGCCACCAGGGTATGGCACCTGGCGGCCGTTAATCAATGTGGGAGGAGGAAACGGCTCTTACACCACTTCCAGCCTATACTATAACATTTTGAAAACGAACAGTGCGAACAAAACGAACAAACATTACTTTTCTTCCATAAATCGCTGAAATTCCATTCTCACGCTGTCCGCTGTGGCCTTTCTTCCCAATTTAATCGCAACTTCACTCCAGGACATCTTCTGAAATATCGCATATCTAATAATCCGCTGCATCCTCTGAGGTATTGCATTCATCCAAGTCTCCACCCGAACCTTGATTCTTTCCGCATCCGCTTTTCGCTCCTCTAACAGATGCTCATAGGTCTCCAGTGCTCCTGGCTCGCTCACAACCGAATAGGCCATCCCCTGAATCTTAAAGCTCTGGGCCGTATAAGGGAACTCTTTCATGGACCCATGAACTCTGTCCTGTAAAATAGTCTTACGCTGCCGCTTAACCCTCCGTATATCTTCCTCAGTTTCCTTTATCAGCTCGCAGGCGTCTATGTATTGGCTCAAAATATCCTTGTCCATCGGCATATCCTTGTCCATCGGAATCACCTCCCCGTCAGTATTCCCACCAGAGTACAGTAAAAGATAACTGCACAGACATCTTTCTTTCGACAATAGTACCATGCCATCAGAAGATTCCCCAACAATACAGTGGTTCTAATTATTTCAAATATTATTGGCTCCACCTCCAAACTCTCTTTTATACCACATCCGCAGCCTTGCCAGCTGTACCCTCACGGGCGGCTCCCGCAGCTCCGGAACCGGGCACAGGCTGGTGTACATGTAGGCCGGCGCCGTCCGTATGCGCTCCTTGATTGCCTCGTCCGTTTGGGCGGCCAGAGCCTTGCTGTGGTCGATGCGGCTGACCTTGGACTGCTTACTGTCTTTCTTTCTCAT